GTGCCTTGGTTGAAGGTCAGGTCCATCATTTTATGGGAATGAACTTCATTCAGACGGAACTGCTTCCTTCTGTTGTTCAATCAGCAGCAGATGTAACCGGAGGTTCTGATATTACTTCAGACCGTGTTCTTGTTTTTCAGACCAATGCCATTGGGCTTTGCATCTGGAAAGACATCACTGGTGAAATTGCTCCTAGAGCAGATAAGCGATTCTCGCTTTACACCTATGCTGAAATGACTGTGGGTGCTACTCGACTGGATGAGAAGCGCATGGTTGAAATTCTCTGCAATCAGGCAGGGTAAATAATCCTTTAAGGGGGAGGACGGAATTGCCCCCCCAGAAAGAATGTTATGGCTAATATCCAATCAACGCTTGTTTCTAACGATCAAGCAGAACCTGTTGTATTTAACCATGTCGGCTTAAATGGCGCACGTTTACGCTCCATTATTGCCACTGCAGAAACCTCTGGTACCGATGGTGATACCTTTGTTTTCTGTAAGCTTCAGCCAGCATGGAGAATTGTTCATATCTGGCTCCACAATGACGCATGTTCAGGTGGAACTGGTTATGACTTTGGATTGGCATCCGATGCTTCTGCAACTGCAGTAGACATCGATTGCTATGCAGACGGAATCACACTCGCATCTGCAAGAACTTCTGCTCCTATTGACATTGCATACTCCACTAGGGGTATCGAAAAAATGGGACAGTATGTTTATCAAGATGGAGGGCATACCGATTCTAATAAACTGAGCCAGTATTGGCTTGCTGGAAAAGGCGTAACTGCTGGAGCAGCATCCAAAACAATTATGCTCAATATTCAGTTCACTGTTGACTGATTAAAGGATTCCTATGGCTGGAGAAGTCGATATTGCAAACATTGCATTAACGAACCTTGGAGAAGCCAAGATCGTTTCGATGACAGAGAATTCGGAGAGAGCAAGATTATGCAACCTCCGGTTTCCTGATGTCAGAGATATGGTCCTAAGACAGCATCCCTGGAATTGCACAATTTCAAGGGCTGTTCTTTCAAGGCTTGCAGAGTCTCCAGCTTGGGGATTTTTATATCAGTACCAGTTACCGGCAGATCTGTTACGAGTTTTGTCGATTTATGATCTGACAAGGACTTACAAGATTGAGGGAGGAAAGCTTCTTACTGATGCTACCGATGTCAAACTGAAGTACCAGAAACGCATTGATGATATGACTTTACTGGATGCAAGTCTGGTGAATGTCTTGGGATTAAGGCTTGCCTGGGAACTTGCAGAACCCTTAACCGGCAAGACTGCATTGAAGCAGGAAATGTGGGGTAAATATGAACGTAATCTTTCAGAAGCACGAAGTATTGATGCATCTGAAGGAAGTGCAGAACGAGTTGAATTTCAGCCTTGGTTGGAAGCACGACTGGGTGCATACGAAGGAACCTTTAAACCAATTGATGCTCCATCAGACGGGTATCCTTGGAACCTTAATAATGGTGTTCAATCGTAAATGTCTTCTGTTCAATACATCCAGAGCAGTTTTTCAGAAGGAGTGATTTCACCAAGACTCTATGGTCAGGTAGAAATCCCGACATATAGAACTTCTGTTAAAAGCCTGGAAAATTTTGTGGTTCTCCCCCAAGGATCAGTTGCACGTAGACCAGGAACTTATTTTGCGTTGAATGCAGCAACAGATACCACAGATGAATCAAAATTGTTCCCGTTTTATTACGGGCAGGGGCAAAGTTATATCCTGGAATTCTACAACAATGCGATCCGTGTTTTTTCCAATGAAGGACGTTTGTTGAAACATGATGGATCAAATCCCACTGATATTGTAACTACCTACACAGCATCTCAAATCAAGGACATCAAGATTACTCAATCTGCCGATGTTCTCTACATTGTCCATAGTGGACATCCTCCTAGAACTCTTTCCAGAACCATTGATTCATCAAATGCCAACCGGTATGCAGACAACACAATCTGGACCTTGGCAGATATTGAATTCCAGGATGGACCCTATGGTGTCATCAACGATGATGAAGATAAAAAACTGACTGTTACCAAAGGATCTCTTGATGCAGTTAAAGTTGGTGGTGTTGGTGTTGATACGGTTTTAGATGCATTTGTCAGTTCTTCTCATGGGTTGCAATCAGGGATGAAGATATATTTTGATGCATCTTCTTCTGGTTTGTCAGTAGGAAATTTAGATATTGATAATAGTGATACTGTTTTACCAACAGGAACCGGCAATGTTTATTACGTTGTAAATCCCACAGCAACAACATTTCAAATTGCAACAACATCAGGAGGAACGCCCCAAGCAATACAATTAGAGTCAGGTACGTCTAAATGGACAGGTAAAATGGATGTTTACAAATTGATCATGAAAAAAGATCTGTCCAATAAAGTCACTATTACTGCTACGGGATCAGGATACACGCCATTTGTTGCAGGAGATGTTGGAAGATTAATCCGAATCAATCCATTGGCAGGAGTCGAAAAGGATTCTAGAGGTGGAATTCGATGGGGATATATAAAAATAACGGATCATGATTCATCAACAGTGGTACGAGGTTATGCACAAAACGATATTGTCCTGGATGCTGCTACTATTGAACATCGTATGTCTGTGTTTAATTCTACAGACGGGTTTCCTGAAACGATTCAGATCTATCAGCAACGTCTATGTTTTGGAGGAACAACCAAATTCCCATCCACAGTCTGGTTAAGCAAATCTGGAGACTTCTATAACTTCGCAGAAAGCGAATTGGTGGGAGCATCATCAGGAAACTTTGATCCTACTGGCGCATTGATTCTGGGAGAACAAATCCTGGATGACAATGCAATGATCTTTACCATTGATTCCGATACAGTTGATAAAATTACATGGGTTGCAGAAGGTAAAAAACTAGCCATAGGAACCTCCGGTGGAGTGTTTAACCTCTATGGATCAGAAAACGATCTGACCCTTACCCCTTTTAATTTCACAATTCTTAAAGATTCTGCGTATCCAGCTACTTCTGCAGAACCGGTTCAGATTGGTGAAATCCTCTGTTATGTCCAACAAAACAAAAGAAAACTCCGAGAGTTTAAGTTTGCAGGAGACACTGAGGAATTTGCAGCACTTGATTTAACGCTCAGAGCAGAAAACATCACCTATCCTGGTGTTGAAGAAATTGTTTACCAGGAACAGCCAAACAGTCTTATTTGGGGAAGATTGGCAAATGGGAAGCTCATTTGTCTGACCTACAATTCTACTCTCCAAATGTATGCATGGTCTACCCATACCATTGGTGGAACCCACACTGATGCAACGTATGGCAATCAGGCCAAAGTCGAATCACTTGCAGTCATTCCACACAATAACAGGACTCAATTATGGATGATTGTTAAAAGGACTATTAATGGCTCTACCAAACGTCATATCGAGTTTCTGGAAAATTTCTACGACAGTCAAGAAACTGCCCAAGATGATGCTCATTTTGTTGATTCAGGACTGAAAAAATACAACTCCAGTGCATATACCAGCGTTACCGGTCTAAATCATCTTCAGGCAGAATCCTTGTTGGTTTATGGAGATGGAGCAATTCAACAAAACCAAACTGTTCCCAGTAGTGGAACGGTTACGTTGGCATCGTCTGTCAAGACTGCAACTTTAGGACTTCCTTATAATTCCCAGATAGTAACGCTTCCTATGATGCAGGGACCAGGAGGTGGAACTTTTGCCATTGGTAAAAAACGAATGATTCGCGTTACATCAAGGCTTTTTGAAGCAATCGGGATGAAGTTCGCAATGGAAAACGGGACTTATGAAGAAGTTGTTTTTAGAGAACCTGATGACGTGATGGGAGTCAAAGTTCCTCTTTATACCGGTGATAAGGAAATGGCTCCAATTTCAAGATCCTTTGAGTCTGAAGGGATCAGTATTAAATGCGATCAACCTTTTCCGTTGACGCTTCTTCTCTTAGCAATGGAATACGAGGTTAATATCTGATGCCGTGGTTAGCAATATTTATGGGGATTGCCTCATTTGGTTTATCTGCATGGGGCGCACAGCAAAAAAAGAGTGGTGGTTATCTTCAAGCAGATGAGTTTGATAATGCTGCTGATGATGTAGTCACTGCACACAAATTCAATGTTGCAGAACGAACCAAAGTCTACAACTTCAACCTTGGTCAAAAAGTAAAATCAACCAAGAAAAATATTGGAAAAGCACGAAGAAAAGGTGCGTATGACCGTGCATTAACCATTGCTGAAGGAGAAAAGGTTCTTGGTAGGCAGACTGTCAGAGCATCAACGTCTGGTGCAACAGCCGGTGAGGGAACTCCTTTGAACGTGAGAATCATGCAAGTTAGCAACAATCTCTTTCAAGAAAGAATGGTTGAGTTTGGAACTGCAGAAAGCATCGATCTTCTCAAATCCGAATTTGTGGACTGGTCTACTGCACAGAAGTTTGAATTCGATTCCTGGAAGCGTTCAGCAGATTTTCAGTCAGACGCTCAATATAAACAGTATAAGCGCAAAGCAAAGCTGACACGTCAACAGGCAGATCTCGGATATTTTTCAGATATGGCATCTGGATTAGGAGGATCAATCGGCACATTTAGCAACTTCTATTCTCCAGGATCTTCAACTAAACGACATCCTCAAGCATACAATCACAGATAATAGAAATGAGCATAAGACTGCCTTTTGAAGATGTAAAACCAATGCCAGGAATGGCGCAGTATCAGGGTTCTCAGGTGCAGGGTTCTTATGTTAACCCCACTGGTCCTATTGATGTCACAGGTCCAGGTCAGGAACTTGCCAGAGGTGCTGAAGCCTTGGCCACTGTGTTTCAAAGGTCAGGAGAGGCATACCAGAAGTATGAAGATGTTCATAATCGAACCAGATTCAATGAAAAGCAGATTGAATACAATGCTCATTTACGACAGGGATTAGACAAGATTGAAGCAGAAATAGGAACCATTCCCACCAAAGAACTGAAAGCAGAAAAACTGGAACAGACTCTGGGAAACTACGTTAAGCCTTATCAGGAATTTTTAGGGGATGAGTTTGATGATAATGCAGAGATGAAAAGCCGGTTGGAACTGGTCTATCAGTCCAAGTATTTTCAGGCTCAAGGACAATGGTTAAGCCTTGCTAATAAAGAATTAAGTGCAAGACACCTTAAAAATCTTCATCGAGCTTCAGACAGCATCATAAGTGAAACAGCATCTATGTTGGATGATGGAAAAGTTAAAAAGATTATTTCTGAATACAAAAATTCTGCAATTAAGGCAGCTATTGCTGATGGAGTTATAAAGCCTTGGGAGGGAGATAAAGAAGTAAAACGGATCTATCAAGAATGGCTGACTACAAAATTTGATTCAGATTATGAAACAGCACTTCAACAAAGAACAGAAGATCAATTTTTAAAAGATTACAACTCAGGAAAATATAAGGTTACTTACAAAAATTTTAGTGGTGAAGAAGAAACAATTGGTCTGAACCATGGTCGTGTTCGGGGAACTTTATCCAGGATTAAATCAGAAACAATTGGGCGCAGTAGGAAAGAAAGGAAAGCACTTCAAATTTCTGAATATGAACTGGAAATAGAGCAACGTCCTGACGTGTTTCTTGAAAAATACGGAAAAGAAGAAGATGGGATTTGGGTTGCAGATCAAGAAAAGTTTACAGATGAATTGTTAGAAGGAAGTGATCAAAACAAATTGATTAGATCTGCATTTTCAAAACATGAGGCAGATCAAAGGAGGAAAAAAGAGAACGCTGTTCCTCTTACCAAAAACGATGAAGAACGATTTTACATAAATACTGCCGATTTTTTTTACCAGGAAGAACTTTTTGACCCTGCAGGAAACAAAGATCCTACTTGGGAATTTGAGATGCAGACTGATGAGCAAAAACAGACTTATGCTCAAATCCGAAGTTTTGCCCAATTAGCAGGTCAAATGTTTGAAAACCTAGAAGATGCTTCTCCAGCAGACCTACGCGAATACGAAAGACAACTTCAAGCACACATGAACCGAGATACAGAATCTGGTTCAAAGGTTTATAAACAAAAAATATATGAACAGTTTAACACTAAATATTTGGCAGAACGAAAAGCAGCATTTGAAGAGGCTCCTGCAGATCTGGCTTTATCTGATCTTATAGATGAAACCAAAGCAAGTGATATTGAAATTACTCAAGGAACAGCATTACTTCCTTTTGATGCACTTTTAGAAAAACAAAAAAAACATGGCACTGTAGCAAAAGATTCCAAAGTTATTGCTATTCCTCAGTCCTTTAAAGATGAATATCGGAAAATCCATGAATCACCGGATGACACAAGCATCTTTAAATTAAACACCAGGTTTGAAACGCAATACGGCACAAATGCAGAGTTAATGAAGCGTGAATACATACGGGAACTGACTAAAAGCAACAAAGGAAATGATGCCGAATTTGGTGCTGTATGGATGATGGGAGAAAACCTATCTCCAAGTACCAAAAGCGATTTGATGGAAGGATTAAGAACTAAAGCAGAAGCAGTACAAACTGTACCTTCCCAACTAAGTAATATTCAAAAATGGTCAGCAAGAAATGGATCTATATTAAGAATTCTCCCTGAATCAAACCAAAAAGGAGCAATTATAAAAGCCATAGACTTTATGGCAAAAACAAGAATTCTAAATTTGAACGATCCTAATGATGAAGATAATCAATATTTTGAAGTTGATCGTGTTGCAAAAGAAATTCTGTTTGGTGCAACACCCAGTCACGGTTGGGTTTATTCAAAAGACGGAGAATTAGGATCAGGCTTGATTGCTAAAAATTCCATGTGGAAAGAACTTCGATCAGACGAAAAAGGCAAAGACCTTTCTCATGCTGCATTGGTAGGAAAACTACATTTGACACCTGAGAATATTGATTTTGGGGAACTAAGATTTCCAGGTTGGGATGAAAAGCAAGTTAAGGATTTTTACAATCGAATTATTTATTCCGATGTTGAAGTTAAAGAAGGAATGCTTGGATTAGGAGCAGTAGTAAATCCTTTAAACGCAAATAGTTGGATTTATGGCTTAGTTCATAAAAGACCTGGATCTGATACTCCTGAGTTAATTGCTCCAGTGAGAGTTGATGAAACCCCACTTATTTATACAGAAGAACAAATTCAAACTGAATTACTGCCGGCACGTCACAAACTAGAATATTTGGAAGAACTGGTTCCGTGGAAAATGCTTGCTGACAAAGATGATTTAGTTAAAAAACCAAAGCTTTCATTTACAGAAATTCAAGAATTGGTTCAAGAAGAAATCAATCCAAGTTTTAAAAACAAAATGATTGTGGCTGGTCAAAAATGGTTTATTGACAATATAGGAGTTCTTGAACAAGAGGTTCTTACAGAAGTTTTGATCCGAGCAGAATCTGAAAGTGATGAACACGTTTTTGATGCAATTGTCGAAGTTGCTAGTGAATACGGAGGTATGGAATCTTCCTGGTCACGATTTACCGGCAAGTGGTTTGATACTCGCCCGAAATCATCCAAAAAAGAAGGTACATACCCTTTTACATCAAAAACTAAAACAACAGGAGAGTTACTTTATAAAAAAATGTTTGGAAAGAAAAAACCTTCTGTTCCAGTAATTAATAAAAATTAATGTATATTGACCAGCCCCGTGTATCTTCGTCAATTGCTGAAGAACTGATTCAGCAATCCAGAGTAGGAGACTGGACCCTTTTTAGAGAGTCAGTCCAGTTTGGATTTTGGGAAACACCAGTGGTGCAGATGGCAGAGTGGATGGGGTATCTGGAAGCAGAAGATTCTCCTGAAATAAATCCAGAAAGTTTTAACGAAGCACATGAACATTATCGGCCTGGATTTACCTTAAACGAAGGTGAAACAGAAGCACAGTTGCGAATACGTGCAGATGCTTATGATAGAACTAAATCCTATCAGGTAATGACTCGTAATGTTGGTGCGTGGGATGGGACTAGAATTGGAGGAATGTTGTTAGGAGGACTGGCAGATCCAATCAATTTAATCCCATTTGGAGGTGCGCTATCTAAGCTATCTCAAATAGGAAAAGCAGCAGCAAATGCTTCACGAATATCGGCATTGCAGAATATTGGTCAATACGCATCAGTTCCTATTTCTTCAGGACTAACCGGTGCAGGAATGAGTGCAATGATCGGTTATCCCATTTTAAAGAAAAAAGAAGATTTTCAGGAAGAATATGAAATGTCTGACTATGCCCTGGACATCGGGTTTGGATTTGCTCTGGGAGCAGGATTAGGAACTTTTGCAACAGTAGGAAAAGGAATTGCCTCACTCGATCCAAGTACACGCATCGGAAATATGTTTAATGCAGTCCAGTCAATCCGTGACAACAAGCCGGTAAAAGTTACAGAAATGCCCAAGAACGCATCAGAAACCCATTCTCCTGACCTGGAACAACCCAAGACCTTTGATCAACAGGCACAGGAATCTGAGACGATTTTTGAAAGCATGGCAAGTAAGGCTCAGAAACAATACGAGACTACCAAAACCGATCCTACGGCTGGACCCATTATTGAGCATGTGGAAGATGCCTTGGTCAACTTGGCAGATAATATGGGAGACATGGGAAAAAACGCATTGAGAGCCATTATTAATTGTGTCGGAAGAGCTAAGTCATGACAACACCCTGCGTTGATAACATTGCAAGGGACTTTGAATTAGATCCGAAACAGGTTGAGGAAATGATTATGTATTTCTCAGACCTACCCGTAGAACAGCTTCTCAGAGATACCGATGATTTGATTAACCGAGTGAGGTTTCATCGAAAGTCAAACATTGTTGCAGAAACGCACCGCTTAAATCAGTCCGTGGAGAACCGCAGTCAGGTGATGGATGGACACCAATTACGAGATCCTGATACCAAAACCATTAATACGAAGTCTCAGGAAGCCGTATACGAGAACTTTTTGTCTATGTTGGTAGGTAACGCCTGGAAGAAAATAAAGACTCATGCCCTGGATTCTATTGCTTCTATTGGAAGCATGAAAAAAATGAACAGGATGGGACAGATTGTTAATGAATTTGAAAAAGTGGCAGGAATCAACACGTTCCGAAGGTTTAGTAAGGATAAGCAGTTTAGGAAGGATTTCATTGAGGAACTGGATAACTGGCAGACCAAACCAAAGACCGGCAATAAAGAAGCCCATCTGTTAGCAGGACTGGTCTACAAGGCTAAGTATGCACAGGTTTCAGAACTGAATACCTTTGGGGCAGGAATGGCCTGGAGAACTGATCATGTAACCCAACACTGGCATGACAAGATTAGAATCGCAGAAGCAGGACCAGATGAATGGTTGGCGTTTATCAATCCTCTCCTAAAGAACAATGCAACCAAAGAAACCTTTGAGAAGATAAGCAAGTTTGGTGATGAAACCGAAGGAATGTCCTTCAATAGCGTCAAAGACCAACTTCAGTACGAAAGACAACTTCACTTCAAAGACGTTCAATCCTGGGAGATCTACAATAGCCGGTTTGGTTACAGTGATTCCTTTGATTCGACTTTCAGAAACATGGACATGATTGATGAACGGGTTGCCATGTTTCAACAGTTTGGACCTAACCCAAGACAAGAATTTGGAAGACTTTTAGATGAACTGGAAGGACAGGGATTGTTTGAGGATGTTTCAGATTTCCAGAAGAAAACAAGACAAGGTTGGAGAAGAAAGAACCGGTTGATCTCGGCATGGAACCAAGTCTCCGGTGAAGGATATACAGTCGGCAGTCCTACCCTGAATAAGTTTACTTCAGGAATGCTGGCATTTCAGATCATTACCAAACTTGGAAAGTCTGCAATCAGTGCGTTTAACGACATTTCTTTGACTGCGATAAACCTTCATTCCCAAGGGATGGGACCACTAACATCCTACGGAAAGATCTTTAAGAACTACCATAGAAGAATCACCCAGTCTGAAGGAGCAAGAAAAGCAGAACTCCAGTTTGTCATAAGACAATTGGGTGTTGGTATGGACGGGATGCTCGGTTTTGCCATGTCCCGATTCAACGACATGACTTCCGTTTCAGGAAGACTCCAGAAGATGGCACAGCAGTTCTTCGATCTAAATGGACTGAATGCCTGGACTGATATGTCAAGGGATGGTTTTGGAAGAATGGTTTCCAACCACTTTGCCCTTCAACTCGGAAAGACCTTTGATGACCTGGATATTAACTTTCAGAACCGTCTTAAAGAATACGGAATTAACAAAAAAGATTGGGGGAAACTAAGCGAAATAGGAGGGTTTAATCTAAAGGAAAGACTACGGCAGGAACCTGAATTCAAAGACATCATAGACGAAATCAGTGATGACGTGTTCATGACACCTGATTGGGTTTTGGAGAACGGAGGGTCCAAGAAACTTAGTGATAAACTGGCAACTTTGTTTTCAAACGAGTCTCGATTTGCCGTTCCAGAAGCTGGTCCTGAATCACGCGCATTCATGATGAGAACCTTCGATAGAGGATCGGTTCTTGGCAATGCAGCCATGCTCTTCTGGCAGTTTAGAAGTTACCCAATTGCAATGGCCCAAAGGGTTTATCCAAGGATGTATGAACTGGGAATGCCAAGCCTTATCCATACCCTTCCATTAGTTATGTTAGGTTACGCTTCTTTAGCTGTAAAAGACCTAATAGTGGGAAAAGAACCCAGAGATCCGCTTTCTGGAGATACATTTCTTGAAAGTACGATCCAGTCCGGTATTTTGGGAATTTTGGGAGATACTTTTTTGGCAGAAGCAGGAAAATATCACTCCAGTTTTGATGAAACATTACTGGGACCGAACTACGAAACTTTTAAAGATATAGGTCAACTATCCGCAGGACTGGTCTCAGGGACCGCAGGAGCAACCGATGCTTTAGAAACTCTGAGAAACAATACTCCTTACATGAATCTCTTCTACACCGATATGGCCTGGAATTATTTAGTTCATTACCAACTGATGGAAACCTTTAAACCAGGATACGTGAACAATCTTGAAGAATGGAATTCAGGAGTCGGGCAACAAGAATACTTAGATATAACCAGACCTTCTAACTTTGTATCTTACGGAGGACTTAGATGACAGTATCGACCACAACCAATAGAACAGAATTAGTCGGCAACGGAACTGTTGGACCTTATACCCTGACATTTCCAATTTTAAATAATGGTGACCTTAAAGTTTATGTCGGTGGTACTCTTAAAACATTAACAACGCATTACACAGTTGCTAATGCAGGATCAGGATTAAATGCAACAGTAACTTTTACATCTTCTGAATACCCTAGTCCTGGTACATCACTTTCTAGTTCTATTTCATTGGTATTTGTTAGAAATGTAAGCAATACCCAACCTTCCAATTATCAAAATAACGATATATTTGATGCTGAAACCCTGGAACAGTCTTTGGATCGTGCAACGATGCAGATTCAGCAAAGTGGTGAAAATAGTGATCGTTCCATTCGTTTTGGTGATACCGCAACAGGAATTGATACTTCAGTAACAGAAATTACTGCAGCAGCAACAACAAGAGCTAATAAACTTATTTCTTTTGATGCCCAAGGAAACGTCCAGGTCACACAAGAAATAGGAACATTTAAAGGAAATTGGGCTGCAAGCACAGTTTATGTTGCCAGAGATCTTGTCAAACAAGACAGCGATACCAGTTCTTCAACCAAAGACAACATTTACATTTGTATTGCTGAACATACGTCTTCAGGAGCAAATCTTTTAGCCAATGACAGTGCTAAATGGACTTTGGTTTTAGACGTTGCATCAGCATCTGGAGGACTTACTGAAGCTATTGAATGGTCTACCAAAACAAATGGTCAAGTCGTTGGATCAACAACTACAGATTATTCTGCTAAAGCTTATGCTCTTGGTGGAACAGGACTAGATAGTGCAGCTGGATCTGCAAAAGATTGGGCTACTAAAACTGGAGCAACAGTAGGAAACACCAGTGAATATTCAGCAAAGCATTATGCCACAACAGGAAATGTAGCAACCGTTGCAAGCAACATTGCAAATGTTAATACCGTTGCAACTGATATCAATAACGTAGTCGCAAAGGTTTCTAAATCAGGAGATACCATGACAGGAGCATTGACGTTATCTGGAGCACCTACCGCAGATAACCATGCTTCTACTAAATCATACACAGACTCACAAGCCACTGCTCTCGCTTTGGCGTTAGGATAATATATGGCATTTAATAATTACGTAAAAACAATAGCTGCTGGAGCTTCTAGTGATAGTGACATATTAGTAAGAGAAGCTACAACTACCGATGTAATCATAGGATTAAACATTGCTAATACTCACGCTACAGCTACAGCAACAGTAAAAGTAGAACTAGGTACTACATCACTATTAGAAAACGCAAAGATACCTAGTGGTGGAGCAATAGAAGTAATCCAAGGAAAAATAGTAATAAAAGATAACGATAAAATAAATGTAACACCCACGGGTGCAGGAGTAGATGTGGTTATGTCAGTCTTGGAGAGCGCATAATGGCAAAAACACAAGGTGCAGTAAGCACAGGTATACAACAAACTACCAAAGATGAACTAGAGTTACGTGCAGGATCTAGCACGATCTCAAAGGTAGACGTAAGTGGTATTCGTAGCCAGCAAGGTATTATCCGCCACAAGAACACGATTTCGACCAGTGTAACCATTGCATCCGATGAAACGGCAGTAGCTGCTGGACCCCTCACAATCTCTTCGACAGGAACCCTTGAAGTTGCTTCAGGTGGAATCATGGTAATCGTATGACAGGAATTATAGTTCCCGATGGTGGGACAATAGGATCAGCGAGTGATACTGATGCAATCGCAATTAGTTCCTCTGGAATTGTTACTATGGCTTCAGGAAATGGTTATAGGTTCGGTGGAATGCGTGTATTTACGGCTAGTGGATCAACTTCTACAACCACAGGGACATTTACAAAATCAGCAAATGTAACTGCTCTTTACGTTATTGTCACAGGAGGTGGAGGTGGAGGAGCATCAGGATATGATAACTATAATTCTGGTGGAGTAGGAAGTGCAGGAGCCACAGCGATTAAATGGCTAACTAGCGGTATAGACGGAAATATCGAATACCAAATTGGTGGTGGAGGTACTGGCGGAACTGCAGATACTGATGATGCTACTGATGGTGCAGATTCTTTTTTTGGACCTTCTTCAAATTCTCCGTTTACTAGAATAATTGGAGGTAAAGGTTTAAGAGGAAGAAGTGGTGCAAGAACCCCTCCTGTTGCTAAATATACTTTCGGAGGAGATGCGACTGGTGGAGATATAAATATTTCTGGTGGTGATGGTTCCTCTGAAGGGGGTGGATCTCATACTGATGAGCCTGGGTTTGCATTTGGAGGTGCTTCGTATTGGGGAGGAGGAGGAATGGCAGGTCAAACTGGGAATGCTGCTTTAAAACACGGTTCGTCGGCAAAAGCTTATGGTTCTGGGGGTGGAGGAGGAAGAGAAGATGTTTCAGCAGAGTCTTTCGGAGGAAACGGAATGGCAGGAATTATAGTTGTTTACGAATATATTTCATAAGGCATCATGACATCAATATTAAAAACAGACGAAATTCAATCGCAGAATGGTGGTGCTGTAGTCAAAATACAGACCTTGAAGCACCCAAGTGCTAGTGGGAATAATATCACTTTAGATGGTAGTAATAATGTATCTTTAGGTGGAACTTTAAGTGCAGGGACTATTGGGGATAATGTTGTCCACCAAAGTGCAAAATACTATTTAAATTTAGAAGCACCTGGCAGTCAATATGGTGAGTTTGATGATGATAGTGATTCAGATTATGGAATGTTTAACAATTCTGGCACAACAAGGCCATATTTTGCAACTGGCGTAGGCGATACGACTAATATCGTAGCTGTCAATAATCATGATTATAAGCTAGTGAAAGCAGGCATTTATATTATAAATTTTTCGGCTAATTTTTATGAATCACATAACCAATCTGAACGAAGCCTTGGATGTCAAATTAGACATAATGCAAGTTCTCCAACTTCAACTGAAGGCACTGATGTTTTAGCGGTAGGTAGGTGTATGTTGGCAAGCTTAGCTGACGGTCATTATGCTAGTGCGACTGCTCATGTAGTATATAATTTTTCTGAAAATCATTTAATCAACTTTCGCATTTATGAATCTGTTAGTGGATTTTTTGATTCTGCGTTTGCATCAATTTGTTTGATACGTCCAATATAATAATAATAAATACTCTAAAATAACTTGGCCCATTAAACCAGAAAACTAACAAATGGCAGAACTAAGATTAAAAGACGGAATGGTGCATAACTCAAACAGTTACACAGGTTCCGTAACAGTAAACGCAAATGACCGAAGTATGGTTGTAGGACCAGTGACTTTCTCAGGAACAGTAACTTGCAACGGATCGCTGACTGTTTTGAATGAAGTCAACATAACAGGAACCTTGAACGTCAATACTGGCGGTTCATTTGATGTGAGATAATATGGGAACATTACAAGTTGGTGGTACTACTTTAGGTGTTAAGAATACTAGCACTAATAAGATTGATTTAAGTAATGTAGGTGAAGTCGGCTCAATTACTGGTGGAAACTTTGGAACTATTACTCAGCGAAGTGCATCAAGTAGTAGTCCCACTTTTACAAGATCAAGTGGTGTTACAATCAGTAGTTCGGATCTTACAAATTTATACGGAGGTAATAATTTCGCTCCTAATGGTACTACAAATTCAACACACGCATGGGTAGCATGGGATTATGGTTCTGGTAATGCTAGAAAATTGACACAAATGCAATGGTATCAAGTAGATGGATCAAGTAATTCAACAGGAATTTTTCTTGAGGGATCTAATGTAGATTCACCGAATGCTAGTTCAGGGCATAGTGATTGGACGTTGTTAGAATCATTTGGAGTAATAAGTAATGCTAAATTTTATTCTTATCAATCCCCTGTTACTGGAGCCACATTAAAATATAGACACTACCGAATAAGATATGCTTTTAGTTCTGGCAATTATGGCAGGATGTATGGTTTTGTTTTAGAAGACACAGATTCAACTTTTGATGCAAGAACCGCATTAAACGCAGTTGGTGATGCCCCGATTTTTGCTTGTCGGGCAGCGGCTCATGTTGAGTATGCTACGGATTATTCAAGCCAGAATGTTACAAAGTTTTTAAATGTTTCCTCTGTAACAATGCAAACAGATGTCGGTGATAGGTATACAGTAAATTTTACTACTCCGTTACCAGATGCCAAATATGTCGCAGTAGTTGGTTCTGGAAGGGATTGGAATACACAAAAACAAATGTCTGTATTGGTGCAATCGCCAGATATGACAAGAACAAGTTCAGCGTGCCAGTTTGGAAATGTCTATAATAATACAAATTCAGAAAAAATGAGAACATTTAACGCTGCTTTTTTTAGCTAAATAAAAATGAAAGTAATAATTTATCCTGAAAATGGAACTGTAAGTGTTTGTTTTCCAAACCCTGATTTAGACATAAATTGGGTTGCACAAAAAGATGTCCCAACTGGTGTTAAGTATAAAATTGTTAATCAATCTGATTTGCCAGATGTTACTTTTCATTCAGCTTGGGAGTATGACTTTAATGCTGATAACGATGGAGTAGGTGCATGATTACAATCAACTTAGATAAAGCAAAAGACATCACCAAGGAACGTCTTAGGATTGAACGCAAACCTTTACTAGAAAAAGAAGATATTAAATTTATGCAAGCTCAAGAAGCAGGATCTGATACAAAAGCAATCGTAGCAGAAAAGCAACGTCTTAGAGATATAACTAAAAGTGTAGATTCTTGTAAGACTACTGATGAACTTAAAGCACTAAATTGTGAGGTATAATGTCAGGAATATTAAAAGTAGGCGGTAGCGAACTAATTAACGATAATGGTGGAAGTGGGAGTTTACAATGGGGAACTGGGGTTCCTGCTGGAAGTTTTTTGCAAATTTTAGCAAAACAAGATAGCGGACAGGGACAATATTCTAGCGATACAATACCACTAGGTGGTTCTACTAATGGCCTTTTTATTGAAAATATTACTCCTAAACAAGCAAATTCAAAATTTCTAATTCAAGTACAGATTCAGTCGGGTTGGGGTAATACTGGTGGTGGCTCAAGCTCTTTTGGTACTATGTCAACAGACTGGGGTTTAAGACTGAGGCGAACAAAAGGATCAACTGCAACAGATATTGGTGGTGGTACTAATGAAACACAAAGAGGTGGTAATAATTCTTGGTATGGAAATGATGATGCAAATAAAGGTTACGCACTTTATGACACAAGATGTCTTGTTATTAACTACTTTGATGCACCTTCAGCATCAACATCTGAAACATTAAGATATGAAGTCGGTGTATTTGGAACATTTAACACTAATTTTAATTATAATAGAGCAGGGCATGGTACAGGTAATAGTAGTGGAATGAGTGCCATAATTGTTACAGAGGTGGCGGTATGAAGATTGATAAATATGATGCGATCAATGCTATATATGAGGGGAATGTCACAAAATTAAGTGATGGTACTTTTGAATATCATTCTGGTGGAAGCATTCCTACTGAAGAAGCAATTCAGTCAAAACTTGCTGAACTACAAGCAGAATACGATTCCAAAAAGTACCAACGTGACCGCAAGTACCCAGACTTGGGCGAACAATTCGACTTACTATTTAAAGACATTAATAGCGGAAAAGTAAGTAAAGACGGTGGGTTCTACAAGGCTATCAAAGCAGTGAAAGAAGCACACCCTAAACCGAGTGAATAATGACAGGAATATTTAAGATAAATAACAACGAAATCATTGATTCGACAGGGAAACTAACAAGTGCGGTTTTTCCTGCTGGTACTATTTTGCAAGTCCAAACAGGATTTAGTAATTCTGCAATTGAAATGACAGCAGCAACTGGTGCAAGAAATATTGGTGTTTCTGCATCAATTACACCAAAGTTTTCGGGGTCGACAGTTTTAGTTTATGCCAGTATGCAATTTAGTTCATCTGCAACGTCTGGTGTAGGAATAACAATAAAAAGAACAGGGCCTTCAGATCAAACCTTACAAAAGGGGGATGGGAATGGCACTGGCATAAATGCAGGTAAAATAGCTTATTTTGCCAACTCAAGCTGGTCATCAATGTTATTTCCAATAGCAGGAATGTTTACTGATACAACACAAAATACAACAACTTCACACGTTTATAATATACAACTAGACACAAATAATTCTGTTGGAGTAATGATTAATAGGAGATGGAATGATTTACTTTGGATGGGAACTACACAAATTGTAGTAATGGAGATAAAAGAATGATTAGTGTTTTTGAAAAATTAGGTATTTCAGCTAGTAAATGGAACAAGTGCATTGACAATGATTTTAATCAAATTGAATGGACTGATGGGCCTCAATGCACTGAAGAAGAATTTAACAATGCAAAGGCTGAACTCCAAGCCGACTATGATGCCAAAAAATACCAACGTGATCGAGCCGATGCCTACGACCCTATTCCTGAACAGCTCGATCAAATTTTTCATGACATAGATGCGTGGAAAGCTCGCATAAAAAGCGTAAAAGATAAATACCCGAAGCCATGAATCCTGCTGATTATGCTTACACATACGGCACAACACACCCCGATTTCATGGAAGTAGATACTTTTTTAGTCTTAATAGAAAGAATAGGTCTTCCAGCAGTTATTATTGGATTCTGTTTTTATTACATAATGAAGACACAGCAGGCTCATAGAGATGAGATAGTAAGATGGGAAAATAAAGATTCGGAAGGTGACTCTAGGCTTATAGATGTAATTAAAGAACAAAACCAAAGAAACGAATACTTTGCTAAAGCTATTTCAGATTTAACTATCTCAAATAAAGATGTAACTAAAAGTAATGAAAGATTGGCAGATACAATTCAGGGAATGGCATCAGCTTTAATGAGTAAATAATGTACGAAGGAATTCCATTTTGTCCTGAATGCCACAGTTACCCTTGTGCATGTGATGATAATATAATTGAGGAAAAAGATGGCTAAAGAAACAACGACAACAGTTAAGGAAACTCCAGATCCTCCTAAACCTAAAGGACCAATTACAACAGTTAATGAAAAGATCCAGGTGCTTAGGTTTGCAGCAAGATTTGCTATTGCTCTAAGTGCTTTAGGAATATTTGCTTATGTTGTTCATATAATGCTTGGAGCATCTGCTGAGTTACCTTCCTCAAGTAAAGATTTACTTAATATACTTATTGGCGCATTCATACCGATTATCGCTGGCATAGCGAAGTTCTATTTTGAATCCGGTGGTGACTTAGCCCAGGAACCTGAAAAACACGAAATTCCACCACACAACGACAAGGAACCAATTGCAATTACTTAAATGGTTTTATGACTTTATTAACCCCAACCCTAAAGCAAAGGAAGACATGCTTAACCTTATCT